ACATTAAGAGATGATGCAGTTATGTTTCCAGTAACAGTTGCATTTGTTGCTGTCAAAGCACCAGAAGAAGTAACTATAAAAGCTCCTGATCCTATGTTTATGCTACCTGCATCAATATCACCTAAGTCTGATTCAATTGCAGCAAGATTGGTTACGTTAATTTCATTAGCAGTAATAGCATTTGCTTGAATGTCGCCTAACTTCACAGGTTGTTGAGTTACGTTAAAAGTAATAGAAGTTGCACTTGATTCAGCACCAGTACTACTAATTGATGTTATAGAAGCAACATAACCATTAGCTACAGCAATAAAATCTAAATCTATAAAGGCATCGCTTACAATTCTGTTATGTATTTCTTGGCCAGAAGAGTTTTTAATAATTACTCTAAATTCTTTTGCAGGGTAATTAGTTGCAGCAGTCCAGGACAAAAAAGCTCTCCTGGTCGAAGTAGCATCGGTAAATGTTAGGTTGGTTGGTGGCTCTGCTTCTGTGCCTGTTGGCAAGTCTGGATCAGCACCTACATTTTCTTCTGGCGGTGTAGCTGACCATGTATAAAGATCAAAATATTCTATTGCTTGTATACCTACTAATCCATTATCTAATAAATTAATTGTTTCTATTCTATAAGCGGCATTTGATAAGTTGTAAGGCGTGTAGGTTATTGTAACTACATCTCCTGCTGTAAGATTTAATAATCTTGGCGTACCTATAAAGCTAATTGTTTTTTGCCTTCTACTTCTTTCAAGTATACCCTTACCCATGTTAAAGGCGTTATAAGGATTAGTTATATATTGAAATTCTGCTGTGGTTTCAAGCTCTTCGCCACCATCATCATTTTTAAAAGTAGAAGTGCTATTATTATGAAATACAGTTTTTGTATCTGTTTCGTATTTTTTTTGTGCGTTAAAAAACTTTACTACAACTTTATTAAGTTTTTCTGCTTTATCTTCATAACGTATTTTTATACCCTGATCTATTATGTGATCATCGGTAATACTAAAGGATGATGATGTTGCATCTTCTACTAGAACGCTATATTTACCATCTATGTAATTTAAGAATCCTCGCATATTAGATAATAAATCTCTTGCGTTATCTAATACAGTTTCATTGGTATCTAAAACACCATCACATTGCAATCTTCTAGTTTGTCCTAAGAAAAGACCAGATTCGTCTGCATACATAAATTTACCAACAGCACTTGCACCACCATTACCTGTATCAGAACTATTAGCTAATACAGTTGTTAAGTTTAGATCAGTTGCTTCAATCGTAAAACTGTTAGCATCTACAACTGTTGCAATGGTATAGCCTTTGTTTAAAACTGTTGCTGTAATGTTGCCACCAAGACTTGTTGCACCTGCAAAAAGCACTCTATCATTAGCGGATGCACCATGTGAAGTACAAGATACAGTAATAGTTGCATCTCCATTTGTAGCAGAAAACGTAACGCTTTTGCTTACTTTTGCAGGTGGTACTCCATCTATATAAATTCTAAAATTTGTGCTTTCTGTATGTGGTGTAAATCTTTGCGAATCAATTACATTGTTTTGATTTATTATTACTGAACCATTGCTATCTTTAACGCTTAATAATTCACCACCTTTAATTTTTTTCCAGGTTGCTTCATTTACTGTAATAAAATTATCTTCAACGTCTGCTGAAAAAGTACCAGAAGCATAAGAGCCACTATAATCAGGAACATCAACAATAGTATCTGCTGTGTTAGCTGCTGTTTGAAAAGACTGTAAATCTATAGAAGATGTTGCTAAACCCTTACCATAATCTTGATGCATATAGTCAAGCAAAGTTAAAGCTGCATTATTAGACCATTCATAAGTAGTGGGATCATCTATTCTGTGCGAACCTGTACCACCTGTTATTGAGCCATCAAGTCTAGGATCGTAAAGTTTTCTTCCCTTAACAACTACTGTCAATTCTGGAACAGAGGTAAACATCCCCTTTTCGTCATACTGAAAAGATGCTGCTATGTAAGCAATTCCTCTAAGTCTGTGGTTGCTTGTAAATTTAGTAGACTGTGAAGCATTGAGCATTGGATCAACTGTTTGGTCGTCTGCTCCATGATGTGCATTTAAAACCATTCTATAAATTTTTGTTGGATCAGTTCCAGACCTTCCATCCCCTCTAAAACTTCCTGAAGATGTACCAATCTGGCTAGCAGTATTTAATGAACCTGCTCCACTAGATATTTTGTCTGATCCTGTGTAATAGCCATCTCTAAAAACTTTTGTATCTGATAAAGGCACACCATTAATCTCTATCGTATCTAGCTCTATTGAATCGACCTCACCTAAACATAAACCATATATTACAAATAATTCTTTTGAGTTGCCTGAATCTGTGTCCATGTAAAGAAGTGTTGAGCCAACTCTTCTTCTTCCATAAATAATTGGAATTTTGCCACCTTGAGCAGTTTTTGTAGCTAGTATATCTTGACCTTGATCTTTTAATTTTTGTATAGTTCTAAAATTTTTAATACCTGTTATTACAGTTATAGCACCTACAATAAACCTTAAAGCTTTTAATATAGCCATTTAACTACCCCACCTTATATTTGCTTTTGTTACATGAGCATATTCAAGACCTTTATCGGATGTAAATGCTAATTGTTGAGATTCATCGGTAAAATGCCTTCCTTGTTTTAAATTCCAGTTTGACCAATGATTTGAGCAGGTCACAGTAATTTTTGAATCTGTTTTACTTTCATCAACTTCTACATTCTTTATGTTGCCTGAGAAATAGGTAAATGCATCAATGAATGAATCATTAGAATCAAAGAAACCAAGATAAATATTAACTGTATTATCTATGTAGTTTTGATCGTCAAATACCGATATTAGTGTTGAGTTTATATTTGATAGCTCTATTGATGTTTCTTCTACTTTGAGCTCACCTGTTTCTGGTGTTGTATTTACGGATATTATTTCACCAGAAGATGTATAAGTATTTGAATCATAAGTTACATCAAACTGATTGTCGGTAAGCCTAAATACTGTTGATGTGTTTATTTCAAGTAAAAAACAAAATGTATTAGTAGGATTCGCTAACTGCGTTAAAAGTGTATTGCTTAGTGATCTTGACATTACTCAATACACTCTCGCAATGAAAAACTAATTGTAAATAAACCTGTAGTGTTTGTTGTATAGAGAATATCACTATCAAGATATACTTTGAAATTTGGTTGGTCTACTGTTACAGCTTCGCTGTTTGCAAGTGTAGCTATTATACTTGGAGAAATTGTAACTGTTGCATTACCACTACTATCAGAAGTCAAATTAGATTCAATCATATAAACTTTATCGTGATTAGCAAACTTTATTACATCGCCTGCTTTTAACACATTGGATGTTGAATTATCAAAACCTGATAAAGCAATCGTTGAATCACCCACACTATGAGAACCATTTACAACAATATCTGTTTGCGTTTTGTTAGTGCCTCTGTTTGTTATTGGATATGTATAGTCAAATTTATCAAAAGAGTTTTGTTGTTTCTTAAGAAAAGCAAAAACATCCATCGCATCATTTTTTGATAAAGGTGGTAATGTAATATCTATAGTAAAAAATTGTGCGCCATATTTTCTAGTTACTCTTTTACCAGATACAGATTGATTAATTAAGTTAGGTCTATTGTCTTGCAATGATAGACTGCTTGGCTTTATTGTTGTTGGAAAAGTACCTGACATTATGCTATACCCATTTTACCTCTTGAGTTATAAGCTTGATTGACCATGCTTATAATCATGTTTTTTCTGGTTGCAAGCAACTCATCAAAACCTGCTGCATCTATTGTAGATATATTAAAGTTTACAGTAGGAGCTTGATCGCCTGATTGCCTTAAATCTGTGTTAGATAAAATTTGACCATCTTG